CCGACCCTATCCGGCCATGCTCTACAAGGCTGATCATCTTCCGGGGAGTGGTAAGTGGGCAACGGCGATGGCTCCTCCGAGGAATTTTGGCTTCCAGTCTTCGGACGATTGGGACAGAGCCTGTCAGGAAGCGGCTCAGTTCACGAAGAACTGTCAACTGATCGTAAACGATGCGACACAGCACAAGAAGGCTCGTGAGGAAGGGTGGAGGGATACTCCCCAAGAAGCGATGGAATTCCGCGCCAAGCTCGACAAGATGATTGGCGATGCGGCAGCGGAGCGGAATTGGGAAGATCGGAGAATGACTGATAGGGCCAAGGCTGAATCGGATCAGATCCAGGCCGATACCTTCGGTCATATGCCGGAAATCCCTGCTCAGCCTATCAAGCGTCGCGGTGGAAGGCCCAAGGGAAGCAAGAACAAGCCCAAGGATGACACCGTCGCATGACCGTAAACGACATCGTAACGAAGGCGCTTCAGAGGCTCGGAGTCCTAGCCGAGGGAGAGGTGCCTTCGTTCGATATGTCCAATGACGGACTGATCGCTCTCAATTCCCTGATGGATCAGTGGGCCGCGGAAAGACTCCAAATCTTCACGGTGACCAGAACAACCTGGACCATCTCTGGAAGCATCCCGTACACTGTAGGCACCGGGGGGACAATCAACATCGCACGTCCGGTCTACATAGATCACGTCAACTTCATCGACACCGTTCCCAATCCGGACATTGAATATCCGATGCAGCCGCTCACTGATGACGCCTTTGCGGCAGTCACGATCAAAGGGCTGACTAGTACCCTCCCGGTCTACTGGTACTACAATCCGACGTATCCGCTTGGGACACTGACTCTCTATCCCATTCCTACTCAAAGCGGATTACAGGGAGTCATCTATGCCCCTACGGCGGTAACGGAGTTCGCTGCGTTGACGACTACGGTCAGTCTGCCTCCGGGTTACCGTAGGATGCTGATCAACAACCTTGCGATTGAACTGTCCTCGGACTACGAGAAGCCAGTACCAGCGGGAGTAGCAAGAGCAGCGGCGGACAGTCTCGCAACAGTGAAGCGGGCCAACATCCGGCCCATGGATCTCAGTTTCGAGCCCGCATCTCTGGTGAGCACCAGTTACCCCAATTGGTCAATACGGACCGGTCCATAAATGGGCGTTGCTGAGTGGCCTGGATTCTGCGGAGGAAGTTACCAAAACTTTAATCCGCTTGCGGACAATGAGAGATCCGTAAACTGGTTTCCGGAAAACATCCAGACGAACGCCGTCAACAAGATGGTCATGCATCCCACTCCTGGGGTGGAAGTCATCGGAAGCACTGCGACCGCAATAGCTCCGGGAACTAACCAGACTCCTGGAAAAGCTCATCTAGTCCAGAGCGGTAGAGAGTTCGCGGTCATTGGAACAGGGTTCTATGAGATTAATTCCTCTGGAGCACCGACGTTTATCAACTCCGTTGCTCTGGATGGGAATCCTGCGACACTGAGCAGCAACGGAGAGGCTGGTGGTCAGATCATGATCACCAGTGGGGGAAACGTAGCTATCTACAACTTCCAGACCGGAGCGTTCACCAACATCCCCTCCCTCAACGGACTGGCCACGATGGGGGATTCGCTGGATGGGTACTTCATCATCCTCGACGCGGATACTTCAACCTGCTACTTCTCAGGCCTGAATGACGGATTGACATGGACTACTGGAACAAACTTCTTCAAGCGAAGTTTGGCTCCAGATCCGTGGCTGTCCATGAAGGTGGTCAATCGGTACATCTGGCTACTTGGCCAACTCACTTCCGAAGTCTGGTACAACGCTGGAACCTTCCCGCTCCCGTTTGCTCCCTATGTTACTTCGGTGATGCCCTACGGATGCGTGGCTTCGTTCTCTACGTCGGTGGGGAACGGGGTCATCTCCTGGCTGGGAGCCTCGAGATCCGGTGTGGGACAGGTACTCCAGTCTACCGGGTTCTCTCCGACAGTGGTTTCCACCTATGCCCTCTCCAACGTTCTCAATGGCTATTCCAAGCTCGCTGACGCCATCGGTGACACCTATACCTCAAGGGGTCATACGTTTTACCTGCTCAGCTTCCCGGAACAGGACACCACCATTTGTTACGACTTCAACACTCAACTGTGGCACGACCGAGGAACCTGGATTCCCGAAGACAACCAGTTCATTTCCTGGCGTCCGAGGTTCCATGCATTCGCCTACGGACAGCATCGAATGCTCGACTCTCAGACGGGCAAGATTTACCACATGGACGAGTCGTTCACTACGGACGTGGACGATAGAGTCATCCGTAGACTGAGACAACCTCCTCCGATCTACAACGCCAACGAGAGAATCTTTGTCTCGGCTTTCGAGTTGGATATGGAAGTGGGCCTTGGGAACACGGTAGATCCTGCTTCTGACCCACAGGTCATGATGCGGATCAGCAACGACGGAGGCAAGACATTCGGGACGGAGCACATGAGGAGCGGAGGGAAGATCGGGGAGTATGAGACGCGGGTAATGTGGAATCGTTGCGGTCAAGGCCGTAGAAGGGTCTTCGAGGTTTCGGTGAGTGATCCGGTGCCCTGGAAACTTCTCGGAGCGCACATTACTACCCCATGAATCCCCTCCCGGCTCCGGAACCCGACAAGCTGACCCAGAAGGAGTACGTTACTGATCCATGGGCACGATTCTTCAACACTTTGAGTGAACAGTTGAGCCGAGTGGCGACTAGGTTAGTTCCGCCGATTGCGAAGACGACTCAGAATGCGTCGATTGCAAGTACGGCGATTGCTCCTAATCTGTCTGCGGCTGGTCTATACTGGCTGACCTACTACGCCAGGATTACGAAGGTAGGAGCGGTTTCGAGCAGCCTCACGGTGACTCTCAACTGGACCGATCACGGAGTGGCACAGACGTTTTCGGGGGCTGCGATTACAGGCAATACGGTGACTTCCTGGCAGAGCGAGACGAAACTGGTCTACATAGATGCTTCAACGGCTCTAACTTACTCGACTACGTATGCCTCGAATGCTGCGAACGAAGCGGAGTACGAGTTGTACATCGCCATCCTGAGTGTGGCGATATGATCTCCAGAACGTTACCCATGGACGAGTGGGCCAAGATCGAAAGAACTGACCTTGCTGGACTCATGCGCTATGCTAATGCGGATGATATCCGCGTGGCAGTAGTCGAGGACGGTGGGAAGATTGTCGGTCATTGCGTCGTGGTGAAAATCACCCATCTAGAAGGTCTGTGGATGGATCAGGAGCACAAGAACGGTGGGGTAACGAGTGCTCTCCTGAAACAGGTAGTGAAGACTTCCAGGGAACTGGCTAACGAGACGGTGATAGCCGGTGCGGCGGATGGAGACGAGCAGATGTATAGCCTTCTGGTTCGTTTGGGCGCTTCGAGGTTGCCTCTGTCATTCTTTGCATTGGGGATAGGTAACTAGCCATGCCTCATATTGGTGCTGCTGCGATTCTTACCGCTGGTGCAACTGCGGCGGCTGGTGCTCTAGGATTCGCCGGAGCCAAAAGCGCTGCCAAGTCCCAGGACCGCGCCTCCTCCGAGGCCATCGCTTTTGCAAGAGAGCAAGAGGCAGAGAAAAAGCGTGAGTGGGAGGCCCAGCAAAAAGCAGCCGCCTATCAGTGGCAAGTCATGCAAGCCAACCTCGCTCCCTATCGCGCTGCCAGAGCCAAGGTTTTTAGTCAGTACGGCATCCCCACGAACGTAGAGGCTCCTCCGATGCCTCCGGACTTCCTGACTCCGGGGGCTACTGCTCCGTCGCCGGCCATGTTTGCTCCGGGACACAAGGAAGGAACCGGAGGGGCTTATATGGCTCTCATGGCCGGACTCCCTGGGGCTGCAAGTGCAATGATTCCGTTTCTGAGGCGTGGTGGATCTGCGCCGGGGGTTGGTCTTGGGCAAGGCGGCCCAGGCTATGCAATGTCTCCAATGCAGCCTTATGGAGGTCCAGAGATGGCTGGTCCTCCCACAAGTCAGATTCAAGGCGGACCGGTGGATCTATCGAACCTCTACAATTGGGCCGACTGGCAACAGGCCATCGGCGGATCGGCGGGTGGCTAATGGCTTCCCCTAACGGTTACCCTAATCAGACACCTCCGCAGGGACAGCAAGACCCCTTCCTGGATTGGTACCGGAACACCATTCAAGCCAACCCCAACCGTTTCGATCCTGCTCATTTCTCCGAGGGACAGGCCAGAGCATGGTTTCCACTGTGGGATGCAAACAGCAACGCCTTCCGAAGCTCCAAGACGATGTATGGCAAGCCCATCGAAGGTAACCAGTTCGAACACCCCGACGAATGTCCTCCGGGTACTCAAGCCTTCGGCCAGAACGAATGCAGACCGGTGGGAGAGATCCCCGGTCAGGGCGGCGGGGGAATGGGTGGCGGCTTCGGTGGAGGAGGGTTCTTCAGCGGTGGTTACCGTCCTCCCTACGCTGCTAACTACAACTTCCCGGACCTTCCCAAGTTCCAGATGCCTACCGCGGAGGGAATGCTCAGTGATCCCGGATATAAGTTCCGTCTGAAGCAGGGTCTAGGGGCTCTGGAGTCTTCCGCCGCCGCCAAAGGAGTCCTGAACACCGGAGGAACACTTCAGGATATCAACAAGTTTGGTCAGGACTACGCATCAAATGAGTTTGGGAACATCTGGCAGAGAGCAAAGGACCAGTATGCTCCCTATCTGGCTCAGTATCAGAACCAGTTCGGTCAGACCGCTGAGGAGCGACGGAGAGCTTGGGAAGCGTATCAGTTTGCGACCAACCAAGACTTCCTCCGGCAACAAATGGTGCTCAACAGTCGTCCTCCGGATTACTGATGAAGCCTCCTAAGGTTCCATGTACCGGCTGCTCTACTTGCGGGAACGTAGACTCAAGTCGTCTCTATGCGCGAGTCGCACCTATGAAGTGGCTCTGTTCTGATTGCTGGAAGGCAGCGGGGAAACCCTTCTATGCCTAACTACCCCGGTGGGATGCCGGTTCCTTACGCGCCACGTGGAACGTTTGAGCCCAACACGTCCATAGCCGACTTGATTCTGCGTGCTGGTCAGCAGAGAGCACAGATTCAACAGCAGATGTTCGGTCAGTTGGCGAATACGGTGGGACAGTTAGGGGAGATCCCTGGACAGATAGCACGGCAGAAGCAACTTG